TTCTATTAATTTTATAGGAGGAGCTGTTATAGAAGTTCTTAGAAGTTTTGTAAGTAAAAATTCTGCAAAATTATCACTTATACCAAAATACAGTGCTTATTTAGTAGAAAGAGATGTAAACGCAGGAAGTCTTATTGTCGGAACAGAATATAAAGTAAAAACAGCAGGAACAGGAACTCCATTAGGAACTGTAGGCGATTATTTTATTGCTGCTAATGATGGAAGTTCGGCAATCGGTGGCGTAGCCACAATCATCGAAAGGTGTGTTATGATTTAATCTAAATTCAAAATGAGTAATAAAATAAGAAAATTGTCAATTGGCGCAGAAGTAAAAGAAAGGTTTCACTACATAGTAGACGATACTAAAGCCGTATATTCAGCAATTATAAATGGTTTGCAAGGTAGATTTGCCTTATCCGAAATAACCGAAACTGAAAATCATTTTCACCTTTATTTAAAAGCAGGGGATGAAGTTCATTTTTGGAAAGTAGAGCCAAAAAATCAATTTGTAGCCGTTGAATTTTTTTTAGATTAATATGCAACTCCCGTACAAATTTTTGATTTCGCCAATTAACAACGAGCAATACGTCAATAAAATAGGTAATTTAATCGTCAACACAAGCATAGAAGAAGCTGAAAACGTACAAAGAATAGGCGAGGTAATAAACGTTCCGTTTGACTACCAAGGATTTATTCAAAAAGGAGATTTAGTAGTAGTTCAACACAACGTTTTTAGAATCACTTTTGACGATTGGGGAGTTCCAAGACAATCTGACAATCATATCGTAGAAAATTTATTTGGCGTAAGTCCTGATATTATTTATGCCGTTATTCGTGATGGAAAAATAATGTCAAGTGATAATTACATTTTTGTTGAACCTATTGTAGAAGAAGATTTTTGGCTTGGGAAACAGACTTTAAAAAATCAAGGATTCGCCAAGTACGTAAACCCAACAATGGAAGCCCAAGGAGTGTTTCAAGGAGTTCGAATAGCGTTTGGAAGTTTCTCCGATTATCTATTTGAAATATTTGGCGAAAAGTTATATTTAATGAGGAATAAAAAAGTAATGGCGATTTTACAATAGATTTAAAAAATAAGTATCTTTGCTCTTATTAATCCATTAAAAAATAACATTATGTCACGTATTAGAACAATTAAACAATTGACATCTAAACTCACAGCAGTTACGGCAAACGCCTATGATGCAATTATCGAAACAGTCGCTCTTACAGATGCATCCGACACCGAATTTCAATTTGTAGTAAACAATTCTGTAATACAGAATATTTCTACGATTTTAATTAGCACAGAATATCCTTCTTTAACAGGAAATTCTTCAAGAGTTGTAACCTTAACAGGTACAAGCGGAACTGCAAACATTACAGTAGGAGGTGTTGATTATTTAGCTACTTTTACTACGAATTTAACTACTTCCGCAAACAACTTTGTAACTTCTCACTCTGCTGCTTTATTAGCATTAGGAATTACGGTAACAGCAAATTCAGGAGCATTGACTTTTGTAGCTGCAACCGAAACTTTTCCTACAATTGCTAGAACAAATGTTTCAGGCGATTTGTCTGCTACGATTGCATCAGTTACAGCAGTAGCAACAACAGGTTCGCCAATTGTAGATTTAGTATCTTACGTTAGAGGTGCAATGACTGTTCGAGTAAGAAATTACGGAACTGCTGCTTTAAACAATTTTGTGAGATTTCATTTTAAAATCACTCACAATTAGTAATTTGTCAATTCAAAAAATTAAAGCCTTTCTATTTGAAAGGCTTTTTTATTTTAGAAACTTAATAAATAACTGCCGGCAAGCTTTTAAAAAATTAAGTTATAAAGATGATAAGATTACCTTATCTACTTATATAAAGCAAATGTAATAATAAATTTTTAATATGTCTTAATTTTAAATTCTAAAGTTTTTGTTTGAGATATTTGCGCTTTGTAATTTTTTCTATTAACTGCAACCAACGCATAGCCCGAAGCAATAGAAATATCATATTCTGTACGTTTTGCAATGTTGAATTTTGCCCAATCTCGCAATGTTCTATTAAATGGCATTGAGCCAATTTGATTTTCTTCTCTTATTGGATATAAGTCATCTCCTTGCTCATAATATCCAACGTATTTGTTTACGTATGCTTCAATAGCAGTCCAATGCATTTGAATAACGTCAGGGCTGTTTGACGGGATTCCTCCAAGCAATTTTTCAGTAACCGATAACCTATTAGTTTCTTTGTCAAATCGGCTAAGTGAAAACCCTCTATAACCTCTATTTTTAAAATGATACAACATCCTCGCCTTGTTACTTTCAATAAGTATTGGCATACCGTAAAAAACACAAGCCATTAAAGCATCTTCAAAAAATACCTCAGCAGATTGTGGTCGAGCTATGTATTCCAAAAAAAAGAAATTGCTCGAAATATTTTTCATTGAAAAACTTGTGACTCCGCTAATTGCACCTTTAGAACCCGAATCATATTCTGATCCATTTTCTGTATTTTCTAATTTAGCACCTGCCGTAGCGTCAATATCGTAAGTATCGGCTCCAAGACATCCTAAATCTTCGTTTAAAGGATGCTTACTTCTACCTCCAAATTGATTGTTTTTTTCAATCCATCGATTTTGTAATTCCTTTGGAGGAATCCAAGCTAATAAAAATCTGCCTTTTTGAGTAGGCGTCCAAATAACTTCCGTATCTTTAATTCCGTCTTTCCAAGAAAAATTACCTCTTACTAACGTGTCGTTAATATCAGAATTGTCGTTATGATTAATTTGTTCATTTATTTTTTCAAGGTCAAAAATACTTCCTTTGCTTTCGTCTCTAAAAGCATCGTTAAGGGTAATTGGGTCTAAACGCCTTGCGTTATTGTAAACTTTATTACCCATTTCTTTTGCGGACTTAAACTCGTTTTCTAAATATTGCAATGAACCAATTGTCATTTTTACACCTTGAGCATTGTAAAAATATTCTCCAGAAGCAACCGTTTCGTGACAATAGCCATAAATATCAGTATAGTCCTCCATATTTTTATGAGCAGGTAAAAACAAAGAATAAAGACCTGTTGTTGTTCTTCCGTTAGCGTTTCTTTTAGTGACATCGGAACCATAATATAATTCTATAAATTCTTTTCCACCAAGCTCTCTTGGGTTTAAAGTACTTCCCATAAAGCATTTACCAACAACTTTACCTCCTGTAACCATAGTTGGTTTTACGTTGCTCCAATGGTCTATAATATTTTGAGGTTTTTCTCTTTTACCTGCTTCGTCGCAAAGGTATCTTTTTAGTTTTTTAGAGTCATACGCTAATGTTGTGCTTGTGGCCCAATCTACTTTTGTGTTTAAGTAATCGTCCGTAGAAGTATCTTTTTTCTTTTTTGCTTCTCTTGACGAATCTGAAACTTTTCCAAATTCAGTTTTCTTTAAATCATCAATTTTACCCTTTACAACAGGTTGAAAGTAAAAAGGTAAGTTTTGAATTCCGTAAGAATATTTTAAATACGCTTCAGCAGCATCATCTCCTACTTTAGAAGTAATACCCATAAGAGAGTTTTTCATTGAAGTAGAATCATTAACAAAATAATCAATTATCTCTTCGGTAAATCCTGTTCTACGTCCTTTTACAAATAATTCTCCAACACACCTTGTATCTATAATACAAGCCAATGTAAAATAATACATTTGGCATTGCGCCCAACGAAATTCTTTATATCCGCCACTATCAAGCATTTTATTATGCTGAAGTCCCATATAATGAGCAGGACAAAGCCAAATAGGTTTTCCTTTATTCATAAACCAAACACCTTCTCTACGTTTACGAAATTCTTCCATTATGAAATCGTAATACATATTTTCATTTTCAGGAATCAAACCTTTTGGCGGTTCTATTCTTCTCCAATATTGTTCTTCAATTGGTAAATCAGAAAATAAAATGTCTTTTTTATTTTTAGGAGGAACCGGCAACGCTATTTTAAGATTGTCTAAAACAATTACTTCTCCATAAGTTCCTTTAGGGTCTATTTTAATAACATCATTTTTTTCATCGTACCAATCTTTGTAGTAATCTTTTTCAGGATAAAATTCTTGATTGGCAAATTTCTCAGGAAAACCTCTTTTAAATTCACGCTCTTTAAAATCAAGAATATCTGCTTCTAATTGATGTTTTAATGATATTAATCCTGCGTCAATTTCTACTATTGCTTTTGCTATAATAGGCTTTGATTTAGCTACAAGACCGTGTCTTTCTGCGTCTAATTCGTTGTAATCTGTTTTTTTTGTAAGCGCTTTTCTAAGTACAGAAATTGAGTTTTCTCCTGCTTTTATTAGTTTTTTAGCTTTAGCTTTTAATTTTTCTTGACTTGGAGCATTTTGTCCGTCTTGCCACATTTTAAACAATTCTTTTGTAGAAGAAAAAGAATCTAATCTGGACTTCATTAAGGCTCCTAATTTATCATCATCGACATCTAAAATATCGATTGGTAATTCCATACCTCGTAAACTATCGTCAATAGCTATTTCGTAATCATTACTTAAACCTTTCATTTCAATTTTAATTTAGAATAGTCAAAGATATAACAAAATAGAAAAATATTATGCTAATGTAAATTAGTATAGAAAATTATTATCTTTGTCTAAACATTTACTATACAATGGATAATGACAAAAAAGGTATAAACCTATCGGCAAATATTATTTTCCCAAGTCAGCTCGATTCGTTTGAGAATAAAAAAAGTCCTGAATGGGGATTAAGACTTGCTCAAGCTATACAAAATGAATGGTTTTACGGATATAATGTAACTAACCAAACTGTTAGTAGATTCTATACGCAACGCAATCAGCTTATTGAAAGACGTATGTATGCCAAAGGTTTACAATCAATGGATAAATACAAACAAATTTTTAAAGAGGATGGAGACAAATCGTTTTTAAATTTATCATCTAAGCCAATTTCTATAATTCCAAAATTAGTAGATGTAGTAGTAAATGGAATGTGTGATAGGGGATATTCTGTTAAAGCAACCGCTATTGACCAAGCTTCTACCAACGAACGAATTGCCTATAGAAGAAGAATTGAGGACGACCAAAATGCTAAAGATTTCATTATTGCTGCCAAAGAAAAGCTAGGAGTTGATGTGGGTAATTTGCCAATTGACCAAATTCCAGAAACAAAAGCCGAGTTAGACTTGCATATGCAATTAGAGTACAAGCAGTCAATAGAAATGTCAGAAGAATTAGCTATAGATATGGTTTTAAAAGAAAACCGTTTTGAAGATACAATTGACCGACAAATAAAAAATGACTTAACTACATGCGGTGTTGCGTGGACTAAACATAGATTTTGTCCAGATAGAGGAATTCTTTTAGAATATGTAAATCCTGAAAATAAAATTCAATCGTATTCTGACGATCCATTTTTTAGAGATTGTTTTTATCACGGCGAATTTAAAGTGGTTCCAATCAGTGAGGTGTTAGTAGAATTTCAATGGTTAAATGAACCGGGTAATGAAGATAAAAAAGCACAATTAGCGAGTTCAGCAGTACAATGGTGGGATTATCATAGAATTGCTCAAGACCAAAGAATACGAGGGACAACTAATTTGCTTTATTTCACTTATAAAACTACTCGTGATAGGGTAAAAAAAATAATTGATGCGGATTCAGGAAGTAAAGAGATTGATAATTTCGAAACTACAGGGAATAAGAAAAAAGATTTTCGAAAGTTTAAAAAAGCTACAATTGCCGAAGAGATATTATTTGAAGGTGTTTTAGTATTAGGAACTGATATAATGCTGAAATGGGAAGTTTCTCAAAATATGTCAAGACCTAAATCTAACAGACAAAAAGTAGTTGACCAATACATCGGGGTTGCTCCAGGAAAAGAAAGAGGTTATATAGATTCTCTTGTAGCTAGAATGATTCCTGTTGAAGATAAATTAAATGTTTTAGAGTTAAAGGCTGAACAAATTATTCAAAAGATAATGCCTGATGGGTTTATTATTGACCCTGATGCAATTGCCGAATTAGACTTTGGCGGGGGTAATAAACTTACCGTTCAAAATATGGTTGATATGTTTTGGCAAACGGGAAGTATTTTTGCAAGAAGTTTTGGAGCTAATGGAGACCCTATGTATTCAAAACCAATTACCGAATTAAGAACAGGAGATTCGTTAGGAAAACTTCAAGCTTTACGAGTAGAAAGAGAGGGCTATATGAATTTAATGCGTGATGTAATAGGTTTAAACAAGGCATCTGACGCATCAAATCCTGATAAAGATACTTTGGTAGGTATTCAAAAACTTGCTTCTTTAAATAGCAATGTAGCAACTCGACATATTTTAGACGGAGCTAAATATATTACTAAACTTTTAGCTGAAGGAATTTGTTATCGAGTAGCAGATTTATTAAAATATTCGGATTTAAAAGAAGATTTCGCTAGAAAAATTGGAGCAACCGCTGTAATGGATTTAGACGCAATAAAAGACTTGCATTTGTACGATTTTGCAATTTACATTGATTTATATTTAGACATAGAAGAAAAAGCTAAATTAGAAGCAGATTTGTCTGTTGAGATACAAAATGGCACTTTAAGTTTTGCTGATAAATATCGAATACTGTCAATTCCTAATTTCAAATATGCTATTGCTTACGCTTCGGTTTTACGTCAAAAACGTATTAAAGAAATGCAAGCGCAGAAAATACAAGAAATGCAAGCTCAGGCTCAAGCAAATGCTCAATCGGCACAAATGGCAGAGCAGGCACGTCAAAAAACTGCTGTAATTACAGGAGAAGAAGATAGAAAAACTCAAGAAGTAGTAAACCAAGGTTTGAATGATAAAGAAAGAATAAAAGGACAAGAACAAAGACTTTCGTTAGATAAAAAATTAAACGGAGAATTTCAAATAGCTCAAGTTCAAGCAGGTATTCAAAGTGAAAAAATTAGATTTATAGAAGACAAAAAAGATGAAAGACTAGACAAACAGTCGTCACATCAATCTGAATTAAACGTAGAAAGAAAAAAAGAAAATCCTAAAGCAATTGATTTTCAGTCAAAAAACTTTGACAACTCAATTTTTGAATTGGAAGCATAGTTAAACATGCTTCCAAATTTCATTTCTTAATATGTTTCCAATTACTTGATATTTAACACCAAATAATTTTCCTATTTCTTTTTGAGTCATAGATTTTTTTAATTTTCTAATTTCTAATACTTGTAATTCTGTTAATTTTGAAGAAGGATGATTTTCTCCTTTAAAAGGAATTAATAAGCCTGTTTTTAAAGCGTGCTGAACGTTTTCACTTCCTGTAACCCACTCCAAGTTTTCAATTCTATTATCGGTTTTAATGCCGTTAATATGGTTCACTTGAGGCTTATTTTCAGGATTTGGAATAAAAGCCTGAGCAACAATTCTATGGAATAAAAAACTTGTGTTTTTGCCTTTTGTTTTTATTTTTATCGAATAATATTTAGATTTTGACAACCAAGGAGATATTATTCTTTCTTTTGTCATAAATAAACTTTGTTTGTTTTTAACTTCTCTAGGTAATTTTTTAACTCTTAATAAATTACTTATTTCATAAGGCTCGTCAATAAATAAAATAGGAAACCATTCTTCTTCTTGAACAATTCCGTTTTCATCGATATAAAAAAGGTTTTCTAAACTTAAATTTTTGTAATACTCAATCATAACGCTATAATTTTAAACACAAAACCCATATAATCAAACAGGCTTCGACATCTGTTATCTCATACGGGTAATGTATTTTATCTTTCGTGTTGTTTAGTTACTGTGTCGAAGCATAACTGTAGCAAATATACAAATATTTTTTTATATTTGTAATGCGTAACTTTAAAAACAATCAATATGAAAGAAAAGAAGAAAAAGCAGAGCCAATCGATTTCGAAAATAAACAAGT